GCAAAGACAACGCTACGCTTAACAGAAAAATAGCAATGGCAGCCTTCCATTTTTTACTAAAAAATGGTATTCCAATGATATTTTTCTGTGATGTCTTGGCTTATACTACTTATAACCACACTTACTTTTTGCGACGTAAAAAGGCTATACGGCGAAAAGATGTACCGATGAAACATAAAAAAAAACTCGGGCAGACGGAAATGGAAAAATATTATAAGGCTACCAGCTCCAGAAACCCGATAATTCAATAATATAACAAAAAACTGCAGTCAACAGGATAAATACCGACAAAATGATTATGGCAAGACGTGGCAAAAGTTTAAATGAGATGCGCATCCAATATGACAGGATAAGAGATAAAGTCTTCTCAATGGCAATAGAGAGGTCTAATGGACGATATCCAAAGTTTGGTACGCCTGTATATAATTGGGCAGAGGAGAAAAAGGAAAGGTTACTTGATATCTCAAACAGATATGTTCATAATCTTGCAAATTCACTTGGCGGAGTTTGTAAAGTTTCAACAAGTGATAAACTATATAATAAGAAAGTGCCTCGCTCTGTCTATATGGGCATAAAAGGCTTAATCTAATCAAAAAAAATATAATATGAAACTATTCACAGATAACCAGGATTTTTATCCTACACCAGAAGAGGTTATTAACACTATGATGATGGGTGAAAACTTTATCGGAAAAACCATACTTGAACCGTCTGCAGGAAAAGGAAATATAGTAGACTGGCTCAAAGCAAATGGTGCTGCAAAAGTTATTGCCTGTGAAAAAGATAAGAACTTACAGAAACTTTTGACAGGTAAATGTGAAATCCTCGCTGATGATTTCCTTTCTGTTACAGCGGAACAAGTAAGCCATGTTGATTACATCGTAATGAACCCACCATTCTCAGAAGGGATCAAACATATTCTTCATGCTTTTGAAATAGCACCAGCAGGATGTGTAATCATTGCATTATGCAATAGCCATAGCGTTAGTCGAGGGTGGCAAGATAATAGCACTAAACAAAAATTACTTGAAACAATAGAGCTTTATGGTTGCGAAGAATATCTGGGCAGTGTCTTTGAAGATGCAGAACGCAACACTGATGTTACAGTTAGTATGGTAAAACTCTACAAGGAAGGTGAAGGAGTAGAAGAGTTTGCAGACTATATGTTTTCAAATGAAGCAGATATACTTGATGCTAACGAGACAGAAGGGCTTGTACAATATAATGTGGTGCGTGATATGGTTAACCGCTATATCTCTGCTGTACGCCTTTTCGACGAAACAATGGCTGCTGCTGAAAAGATTAATTCTATAGCTTGCTTTGGAGGAGAAAAAGATGGATACTTACCAGTGAGATTTGTGACTGTAAATGCTTCAAATAGTGTTGTACGCATAAGTAGACAGCAATATAAGAAAGCATTACAGAAGTATTACTGGAGAAGAATTTTTAGCAAACTGAACATGGAAAAATATGCCACACTGAGTCTACGTGAGCAGATTAATAGATTTGTTGAACAACAGACACACGTCCCCTTTACAATGCATAATATCTACCAGGTTCTCAACATGGTTATTCAAACAACAAGTCAAAGAATGGATAAAGCTATTGAAGAGGCATTCGACACAATCTGTTCTTTCTCTGCTGATAATTCAACAGCAGGCGAGAAGTGGAAGACAAATGCAAACTATATGGTAAATAAGAAATTCATAGTTCCCTATATGACAAGCTATGATACTCGATACCCAACAGACTATGTACGTCTTTCCTATTCAAGCCACGAACAACAAATAGAAGATGTGCTTAAAGCATTATGTTACATCACTGGAACCGATTACGATAAACATATAGGATTAAACAGATTTATCAACGATACCAGGAAGAACTGGGGAACATGGTATGAATGGAACTTCTTCCGTATAAAAGCTTTCAAAAAAGGAACAATGCACTTTGAGTTCTTAGATGAAGATATTTGGATGAAATTTAATCAAACTGTTGCAAAATTAAGAGGTTGGTCTCTTCCAAAGAAAAGAAAATAAATATTCTATATATTATACAGCTCTTGCAGTTTTACTGTGAGCTGTATAATTTTATACGTAAATATAAACTATATACGATATTTTCAATAATTTATACTTTGTATTTTTAAAATATTTAACTATATCACATCAAAAACAAGTAGGAAAACACTTTGATTAATCAAAAATAAATGCTATCTTTGTGACATAGATATTAATAATATAGACAGGGCTATCTGAGGCTAATCGTATGAGAATTGAGGAAGGTAAATATAATGTAAGAGTAGATATACTCATGGATATTATAAATGCCCTGGAAGCAAAATTCTACTATAATGAAATTAATATCCTTAGAACAGGAGGAAGAAGTCGTAAGACTATATAGGTCTGAGAAGTACACCATAAAACAGATCTGTAAAATGACAGGTGTAGTGTCAGAACAGACTATATACCGTATGCTAAGGGAAAGAAACATTCCTAAAAGGAAGATAAGGATCATCACAAAGAAGATTTCTGTTTCTTTGGATCATGAAGCAGAGCTTATACTTGATAAAGTCAAACCTAAAAATTTGTCGAAATATATTTGTGACATAATAAAGACACATGAACTATTAACCAAATAAAAGAAAGGGAGTAATTATGGACTTAACAACATTATTTGTAGCTTATGTAGGTTATAAGGTATATGATGCCTTAACTGGTGATAATAAGAAAAAGCAGAGTAAGAAGTACAAGAAGAGTAGCAGCTCTAAAAGTAGCTACAGAAGAAAGGACAGGAATTATCGTGATGCCCCTGCTTGGTTTCATGATCATGGGCAGAACCTCTGATACTATGGATTCATACGTTGCAGTTAAACCGTTATATACAAGAAACTGGTATGGTCCAACACCTGTAATAAAACTATATGCAGATAAACAAGAAAGACTTTATAAACATACTGGAAGAACATAACAAGCTGGGCTTCCAGGATCAGATAGACTATAACAAGTTTTATCTATACTCAATCGTAACTCATTCGACTGCCATTGAAGGATCAACAATGACAGAAATTGATAATCAGCTGCTCTTTGACGAAGGACTTTCAGCCAAAGGAAAAAGTATCATAGAGCAAAATATGAACCTTGACTTAAAAGCTGCTTACGAGAGAAGTATGGAGTTAGCTAAAGCGCATACGCCGATTTCTGTTGGTGTACTTAAACATTTAGCTTCACTTGTTATGCGAAGAACTGGTGGAGAAGTTAATGGCTTTGGTGGTTCGTTTGACTCATCAAGAGGTGACCTACGCCTTGTGAATGTTACAGCTGGGGCTGGAGGTAAAACATATATGAATTACCTAAAAGTACCACAGAAGTTAGAAAACTTCTGCAAAGAGATTAATGAAAGACGGAAGGAACTGTTAGAAAGTCCTGATATATACGAACAGTATAAATTGAGCTTCTATGCTCACCTGAAACTTGTTACGATACATCCCTGGGTAGATGGCAATGGAAGAATGTCGAGATTGATTATGAATCATCTTCAATACGAATTCGGATTAGTCCCAAGTAAAGTTGTAAAAGATGATAAGGCAGAATATATAAAAGCATTAAAAATCTCACAGGAGGAAGAAAGCGAAGCTCCTTTCTTAGACTTCATGTTTGAGGAACACGCTAAGAACTTACAAGAAGAAATTGAAAACTACAAACTTTCTATGAGCGATGAAGAAGTCAAACCACATAGAGGTTTTCGTAGATAGTCTGTACTCTGGTCGATAAACTATAAATCAACTAAGCAATATAAGTTATGAGAAAGTTATTGTTAATAATAGCCATTGCTACAATGACAGTAGTAGCAAATGCACAGAATAAAGTGACAACTGCTAAGACTACACCAGAAATGGTGTATTACTATACTGATTTTAGTGTTGTAAGAATGAAAGATACCGCAAGAAAACAAGACGTATTCGTTCCTTTTTTAGGAGAAAATACAACACTTAATATGGAACCTATGAAAGATGATGAAGGTAATGTTATAAGTTTTGAAGTTCCTATTGCAGCATTTAATTATATAACAAGTCTTGGGTGGGAACTATGGTTACATGACGATCATTATAACATTATACAGAGATGGTTTGTTAGAAAAAAAGTTACAAAGCAAGAATTTATGAGATTGACAAAAGAAGAAATGAAACTAACGAAAAATGTAGAAAGAATCCCATCTGCAGCGGAAGAACTACAGAGGATGGTAAAATAATAATATATTCAAAAACAAAGCATAAGGTTCCAGGTAATACTGGAACCTTTTTTATTTATTTAAAATCTCAATATCATTATCACCAAAGATAAGACGCATTACTTGATCTCTCTTATCTTTTTTTAGTTTTATTTGAATAGAAACTTCTGAATCATCAGAACGTGGAATATCAATAATATTTACGTACTGTTGAGGATATGTTAATAAGTCCACTACAGTAAGTCCCAATACATTTGAGATTATCTCAAGTTCCTTAACTCGAAGGTCTCTTTTCCCTTTTTCAATATTGCTTATTACTGCAACATCTAAATTAAGGGCATCTGCTAAAGCTTGCTGATTTATACCTTTTTGCAGCCTTATTTCTCTTATATTCTTATAAATATCCATATTGTAAAATTAACCAATTATTTCTCAAATCCATTTGTTAAATTTTGCTATTATTTGAGATTTTCTCAACTTAAATTTGAGATTTTCTCAAATATTACTTATCTTTGCAGCATAATAATAAGTATTAAATAATAAATAATAAGTATGGGTATTAAAATTAGCGGACCATTGAGGAATATGGAAATCGGACAAACGATTGCATTTCCAATGGAAAAAATCTTATCAGTAAGAAGTGCTGCTTCTGGTATCAGTATGTCATTAGACCGTAAGTACATGGTTAGATCTGACAGAGATACAAGGACCGTAATTGTAACAAGAGAAAAGTAAAGGCTTATGCTAACAAGAAGGGATGCAAAAATGATAGCCCAAGAAATCTTGATTCTCACGCAAAACACAGATGCTGATCCAAATGAGGTTTACCTCACGATAGATCAAGCAGCAGAGTTTCTGCATCTGGCAAAGAGAACTCTATATAATCTTGGAGAAAAGATACCACGCTGTAAAGTTGGAAAGCGAGTGTACTATAAGAAGAGTGCTCTGCAAAGATTTATAGAGAGAAAGCTAAATAATGCCTGAACCATGACAATTGTTTATAATGTCTATATAAGTGCTGGGATACCTTCATGGCTACAGCCAATGGGCAATGAAATGGTAAAAATGGAAGGTTATTATTTCTCCTCTGATGAAGAAATTAAACAGTTTATCAAGAAATGTAAGAGATATATAAAGAGGAACAATAAGACCCCTGAAACAATATATCTTACAGAGGGAAAAAGAAAGGAAAAAGGTTATATCACAATTCATAATAAGAATTTGTGGAATAATGATATAATAAGGATATGCTACCTAAAACTACAAGGAGAAATCCTCTTCTCTGATAGAGGATTGAAAGTGTATCCACATAAATTCCTTTTGCAAGACTAAAAACTTAAAACAATAAACATGAAAGAGGCTGAAAAAATACTGCAGAAGACAAATGGTGGACTCAGAGTCTTCGAACATTTCTTCGGAGAAGCTGTTAGAAAGAAAAACTTTCTAAATACATTTCGTGAAGATAGTAATCCAAGCTGTCACTTATACTTACACAAGGAAAGTGCTGGTGACAGGTTCTATATGAAGGATTATGGCTCTTCTGAATGGTCTGGTGACTGCTTTACCATAGCTGGCAGAATCTTCAATTTAGACACAAAAACTTCTTTTGTTGAGATATTGAAGAAGATTGATAGCGAAATGGGATTGTGTATCTTTGGAGAAGCAGCTTATACCAACAATCCAAAACCAACCTGGAGAGTTCAAGAAAATCCATTGTTAGAGAAAGAGAATATAGTATCTTTTTCTCCAGCCTATAAGAACTTTATACCAGAAGATTTAGAGTTCTGGAGCCAGTACGGTATAAACAGAAAGACTCTGGATAGGTATAATGTCAGAAGCATATATTCTTGTAAGTTCCAGAAAGAGAATGGTAAAGAATATAATGTGTACGGAGGAAAGGCAAAGCCTGCTTTCGCTTATCTTTTCAATAGAGGAAAAGGCATAAAAATATATATGCCAAAATCACCTGTAAGATTTCTATACGCAGGAAAACTCCCTAAACCATACGTTTTTGGTTGGGAACAACTTCCACAAAATGGAAACTATGTTTTTATCACAGGAGGAGAAAAGGATGTTTTATCACTGGCAGCACACGGATTTAATGCAATAAGCTTAAATAGCGAAACTGCTCATCTGCAACCTTCCATGATAGAAGAGTTGAGTAAGAGGTTTAACCATATCGTGTTTCTCTATGATTGCGACGAGACAGGAAAAAGAGAATCATCACTACGAGTGGAAGAATGGAAGACTTACAAAACAAGTAGAGTTGTCTTACCATTATCAGGTGATAAAAGCTCAAAAGATATAAGTGATTTCTTCTCTGAGGGGAGAACTTCAAAAGAACTTTGGGAAATAGTAGAGTCACAAGCTCTCTAATCCACTAACTCAATTACAAGACTATAAATAAGAACTTTGATACGACTTAAGGCAAGGATTTATCCTATACCAATAACTTACTTTGACAAAACAAATAAACAAGAGTGGTATGTAAAAATACATAAGGATAGATTTAAACTTGACACTTTAGTCTTTCTTTATAAGCTGCTCTAAATATGAACTTAAATTAATGTGGGAATGAAGAATTTAGAAAAGTACCGAATATCTCTGATGCGTAATATCAGAGAGGTGAAGGTTTCTCATAATCAGACCTCGTCACAGAAGATAATTCGAGACGAGCTTCTGGAAGAAGGGATTGACTGGAATATAGTAAATCTCCCTATTAGGGTGATTGAATTTCAGAGTCTGAACAGGAAATATAGGGGGATTGGTATTGAGAACTCAAAGAAAGGTTATGAGTTCTACAATAGAAGTCTAATGCAATATCCTGTATCAGTTGGAGAAAAGGGATTGACCATTGTGTCTGGAGGGAAAAGCAATGATATAGCAATTATTTTTCATGACTCTTTGGATTATATGGCTTGGTGTTCTTATATGGCTGCACAGAAAAAAAACACTGATAATGCAGACTGTTACATCATGGGGGACTTCTCAACATTTACAGAGTTAGGAAAAATAGCAAAGAAATATAAAAAAATACTCTGCTATTTCCACAACGACCAGTGTGGAGAGGTTATGTTTAATACACTCAGAGAAATGACGAAAGGCAGTTCTATAGTTGATATGAGCAGCTTGTATGATGGTTTTGAGTGTATCCGCTTCTATTGGAAAGACTTATTGACAAGACAGTAAAACATGGAGAATATAATACTTATTGTAATTATTGCCGTTGTCATCGGTTTGGCAGCAAGTATCTACTACGAGGTTAAGAACACCTTAGGTGATGATGATATAAGATATTAATTTAAAAAATAAGATCATGATTTTAAGAATAATATTCCTTGTGATGCTGCTATGGGCAGTCTACACAACTATACAACAGATGATACTTCTTGTAAAAGAGGCAGGACTTTATGATTGCGTTAAGAATAAAAAGAATATCCTTAGAGCTTTCATAGAAATCATAATGGATGATAGTATTACAAACAAAGAAAAAGAAGAAAGGAGAAAAGTAAGATGAGTAGCTTATTACTTTTAAGTAGCTATGTCGAGGAAGTAGTTGCTGGCTATGCTGTAGGATCAATTTCCTTAATCCTAATAGGGTTATCATTATTGTTTATCCTCTATCGTATTCAAAAGTGGATTATTAAAGTCAATGAAAATATGTCGTACTTAAGAGAAGTTTTGCAAACTTATAAACAACTACAAAAAGAGAAAGAAGATTGCAATAAATAAAAATAGTAAATCATGAGCAGAGAAATATTATTTAGAGGAAAGTCTATCGGCATAGACGTATGGCTTTACGGGATTTTGTTCAACTATGAGCTAACGGCACCGAGTAATGTGCCTTGTATCAGCGTCTGTGTACCGACATCATGGAAAGAGGCGTACAATTTCTATGCCGTGCAGCCAAACACCATTGGTCAGTACACTGGGCTAACGGACAAGAACGGTGTTAAAATTTTTGAGGGGGATGTAGTCATCATTGGAGAGAAACTAAAAGCAAAGGTAATATACTATGATGGTGCTTTTAGGATGCAGTCCGAATTTAGCCCTACACTAATAGATACAACAGATATGGGCTATATGATGCGCGAGTTCAGTGTTCGCGTTATCGGAAATATCCACGACAACCCAGAACTAATCAAGTAAAGCGTATGAAGAAGATAATGTTCAATAATGATTTCTGCCTCACGCAGGCGGTTCTTGCAGGTCAGAAGACAATGATGAGAAGGATAGAAAAGCCTACGGAAATGGCTGATGGTTACACAATGGAAGATGTGGTAACAATATTCCATGAATACAGCTCATTACTTAACGCTCACAGTTTCTCATTGTATGATAATGAGAAAAAAATAGGAGTGTTAAACCCACGCTACCAAGTAGGCGAAATAGTTGCAATCGCACAGAGCTACAAAGAACTATATCCTAATGCCGATTTTCAAATGGTCGGAAATGGGTTTATGACGGAGTCAGCAGGTTGGAATAATAAGATGTTCGTTAGAGCCAACTTAATGAAACGCCACATTAGAATTACAGATGTTAAGGTGGAGCAATTGCAAGATATATCAGACGATGATATTATGCGTGAGGGTGTTTGGCAATCTTATGACCAAAAGAACTTGTTTTATGTTTCCAAAAGTATAGGATATGCTCATGTTGTAGCTTTTCTAAGTGCACGTAAAGCATTTGCTTACCTAATTGACATGGTGAGTGGCGAAGGTACATGGAATAGAAATCCATGGGTGGTCGTATACACTTTTGAAAGAATAGATTGAAGAAGAGGAAAGTTGTTTATAATAAGGTACAATAATATGAATGTGGGAATAGATATAGCAGTATTATTATTCATACTTCTTACTTATGCTTTGGGGTTAGATGTTGAAAATGTACAATTAGAACTGTTATTTTTCATAGCTTGCCACGTTGCAATAATATCACATAAGAAAAAGTAAAATAACCAATAAAAGTTGATATATGAAGACAATAAAGAATTTAACAGTAAAGGTTACCTACACTGCAACATTAAGTAACGTTGAAGTTAGTGAAAAAGAATATGAAGCTCTCAAAAATTTGGCAGAATATGGGTCAGGCAATCCTTTTGAAGATTTTGACGATCAACCAGGAGATGCTTTTAAGTGGCTGAAAGATCACATTCAAGAAAATGACGATTTTGATTTGAAGTATGAGGTTGATGTGGAATAGAGACTGAAAGGAGAAAAAATGGAAACAGTAGAAAATGAAAAAGGATTCCGAGTCCTGAAGATTGACAGAACGGAACTATTAAGCAAGACAGCACGTTTTGGAGCAATCGGTGTCTGTGACCGTTGTGGTCATGCACCGCATACAGGTTATTATGTCGCCGTATTGAATTACTGGCTATGTCCAGACTGTTTCAGGAACTGGTATCAAGATGCAGAGCATTACGAGGAAGATTTAGCCTATGAAGAGAAGAAGTATCGTTCCTATCGGAAACTCTTTACGTCAGCCGAACAGGAAGAACAAGAATGAACCAATAAAAATACTCCATATAAAAAAAGACATGAAAGCAAAACTTAGAGAGACAGGTGAGGTAGTAGAACTAAGGCAGTACTACTGTGATGGGACGGCAAAGGGTGTTAATGGAGAATATTACCATCAAGGTGACATATCTGAGCTGTTTGAAGATATCGATTATAAAAGACTAGAATACGAGTTTAATCAATTAGGTAGGACAGAGAAATGTGAGTTCATATCTCAGCATATAGAATTGGCTTCTTCTAAAGCTATTGCCAAGTATGTAAAAGAGTACCTTTTTGACGTACTTAAAGATGTTGGTGATGATGAATATATCGCCACATATCTTCGCAATAAAGGTTACAAGGTAGAGAGTAATATAGAATAGCAAATGAAAGTAGAAATTATAAAAAAGAAATAGAAAATGAAACATATATATCTTTTTATAGGTACTACCATTATTACCTGTCTCTTAATCTCGCTGGTAACATTGTATTTTATGTGGCATCCGCATAAGGCTCTTTGGATATGGATAGCAGTAATATCGCTCTTCCTCGTTCTTGGGTGTCACTTCTACGTAAATTTGGGATATGAGAAAAACAAAGATTTGTCAAACCAATTTGACACCATGGTTAGTCAATGTCAAACCATGAATGCTGCCAAATTTAAAATGTCATTTAGGCGAGAGGATGGTTATACCATTGACGTAACAGCAAGACAGACAGAGGCAAAATTTGATGATGAATTTAGTGATAAGGAACTAAAATACATCAAAAAGTCAATGATAGAAAAAATTAATAGAGCGTCTAATAAAGAAGAAGCTGACATGGCTTTTGATATAATCAATGTATGCCAGGAACTATTAGGCGAATCACAGTTTGAGTCTGTAGACGAGATTGTTAGATTTAACTTCTGAAATTAGTAATAACGAGAGGATAATAGTATGCCAATTAAACCAGAAAACAAAGCACGATATCCAAAGAATTGGAAACAAATCAGAATTTCAATTCTTGAACGTGCGAATAATTGTTGTGAATTCTGTGGAGTTGAGAACCATACATATCGGACGAATGAATTTACTGGGAAGTTAGCATATATTGTTCTGACAATAGCACATCTTGATCATACTCCAGAACATTGCGACCCCGATAATCTGCGTGCCTTGTGTCAACGATGTCACAATCGTTATGATGCAGAACA